ACAAATTTTAAAGGATGTTGTTGTGCGTATGTATTCGCTCCGTACATAGTCCCACCTGCAAACGGATTTCCACCGTACATCTGGCTATTACTTAATGTCTGAATGTTTGGTATAGCTTGCATTTGATTATACATACCACTAGCACCGCTTAGATTTACTCCACCGCCAACACTTCCTTTAGGCATCATCATAAGACTTGCTCCACCTGTAAATGGTGCTGCGGCTGCTGCTGCGGCTGCTTGCCATCTTGCATTTCTTTCATTATCCGAAGCTACTTCTCTTTGGTATCTTTCAGATTCAAGCGTATTTACATCTGTTACATACTGACGCATATTATTAATTGAGCCTTGTTTAGCGGCTTCTGTCGTTCCAACTCCGCCCAACATGAAATTACCCATATTCAAACCACGCCCTAAAGTATTGCTCAATCCAGCTTCAACTTGCCCTAATTGTTGCATTTTTAACTGTTCATCGAGGCTTCTTAATTCTTCACGTCTTAATACTGAATCTGTAGAGGCTTTATTTACAAGATCAGCATAAGAATCTGCTGCCATCCTTGACCCTGCCTGTCCTCTACCGTAATTCATAGCTCTTAATTGAGGAGCTGAATACTCTAGAGATTTATCCATAAACGCTTGACCGTATTCGTCTAGCTGTCCTGCTCTTTCTGCGCTTGTTAGCCCAAAATCTCCTAATAAACTTGACCTTATGTCTCCATAGTCACCAAACGACCCTGTTTCGTCATAAGCAGGGTCTAATGACATATTATATCCTTTATCTGTCCAATCTACCGAACCATAAGGAGAATCGAACCCTAATGGAGTCCAATCTTTAAGTGACGACTCCTGTGTAGCTGGTGTCATAAAATTTGGTTTTGCTTTTTTACCCATTGTTATCCCCTTTTAGAAAGTCTTTCGCTGTTATTCCATAAATATATGTAGGGTATAACGTATCGTTTATTCGAATACTGTCTTTAAAAACTGCATTTCTTTTGAATCCATTTCTTCTCAAAAAAGACACTACATTCGGAAAAGCCTTATAAACTTCTGCGTTTACCCTTGCAAGTTTCAAGTCGGTAAAAAGAGACCTTAAAACTGTATTAAGAACTTTATCCGCAAGTGTTAACTTATGTCTAGTCTTTCTTGCTTTAGATTTGTAAAACTCTAAATCTATTGCGCCTAAAATTGTGCAACTTGTATCATCTATATCTGAAAGAATAATCCCGCCCATCTTTTCAGTTGATTTCCCTGCTTTGCGCCATGCTGTCCATATAATCTCATCACGCCTATTCATTCTTATAAGCATATCATTGTAAAAGTTTTCTTCTGTATGATAAATGTCACGCCAACATGAAGCCGATTCTTTCTGATTTAAAATTGACCAGAAATATCTGATTTCATCTTTTACCGTAGGTATTAATATAAATTCGTTAGTATTTATTATCATTAAGAAACCCAGTTATTATTTCTTGCTCGAATAGTTACAACTCTTGTTGTTTCTGCCACAGAACATTCCCAACCCGCCATAGCAAAAGAAATACCACTCACACAAACAACAGAAACAATCCAGTGACAATCTGCTGCTGCACAATCAGTCGGTAATGGTATTGCCACCCCTGTATCTTCAACCCCACTAGCCATAACAGTTTTTCCAACGCTATTTTTTCCAATAGATAGATAAGAATATTGTCCATCTGTTGATGTGTACGCTCCATTTCCTGAAAGCGCAGTAGCAGCCCTTAATAACCCTGTTGGCATATCAGAAACAATATCATCAACATACTTTTTATTTGCTATACCTTCATTTTCTGTTGGGGCTGCATTACTCGCCATTTCTGAACCATCTGGTAATACCGAATTATCAGCTGCATCTGCTTTAATTAAATCTACTGTTCCGTCACCAGCTGCATTTAACCCTTTTAAATATGAGTTATTTACTAACTTTCTTAAATTAGCAATCGTTACCTCTTTTAACTCGTCACTGTCGGCACTGTCATTAATAACTACCGAATCAGCATCAGCAAGAGCTGTCTTTGCACTATAACTTCCAAAATCACTCCATACCCCTGCATCAGTCCACCCTGTATTTGTCTGATCATAAATCTTTAGTACAGGAGGGTCTTGACTTAAATCTATCCAAGAATCCCCATCTACAGGACTTGACGGAGCTGTTGAAGCCGCTATTACTTTTCTGTTTAATGCTGCGATCTGTGCATTTAACTCCGCATCAACCTTTGACGCTGTAATAGGTGTTCCTGCGTTTTTATCATTTACGAAATTGTATAGTCTTGATTGTGAAACTGCCATAATTAGCTCCTTTAATCAGTTATTACTTGTGTTGTTTCTGGGACCGCACTTTTAACAAGCAAATTTTTAATAAATGAAGCACCATCACCAGAATTTTTACAATATATTTGAATTAAATCACCTTGTTTAATAGTAATATTTTCACTATAATTTTCATAATCCTGAACAGGTGACCAGCTATCTGTTTGTTCTGTTCCAACCGCAATACCATTAACATAAATTCTTGCGTATGCTGTCCCACTTCCTGTTATTCCGTACCATCTAAAATCAAACGAAACAGTAACAACTCCGCCCCAAGCCATTTTTATTTCTTTTAATTTTACATACGTTGTACCACCCTCGCCTCGTTCTGTTGAGGCTGACGCTAACGTATATGCTGTTCCAACGGTATGTGTAATGTCACTTGCATTATCTGATATTTCCGTATCAACATAAGCCTTAACACTTTCTGCCGACGCAACATTCTCACTTGTAGCTGTTGCAAAAGTATCATCGTCTATGACTGTTATACCATCCGGCAAAGCATGAAACCCTTTTTCACTCGCTGCATTTGTTCCATAATACTTACTCGCTGTCGGACTTGCTTCATCTCCATCAAGACCTATTTTATTATTAACAGTATCAGCTTCCAAACTCCCACTTAACTTATCAGCTAAGTATTCAGCTTTAGGGTCTGATGGATTAATCTTAACTCCAAACTTCTCTCTATTGTCTACATCCCATTTTCCCATTACTCATATCCCTCTGTAATTGATTGAGGAAGTTGAAACATCTTTATCTCAACGTCTTTATCTGCCTGATTATTTCGAAAAGAAAATCTTGTCGCCTTACCTCTGCCAGTTAAATAAGAACGATATACATTTTTACCACTTGAACTCCAATAAGAAACGTCCCACAAAGCCTCATCCCAAAAAGAACCGGAATAATCTAAGTCTATTTCTTCATAGCTTCCTGCTTCATCTTCAAAATCATAATATGCTGATACTTCAACATTCGTACTATTTGTTTCTGTTTCTGCCACAAACTCAATAAAAGGGTATCTTTCATAAGACGCTGGGTCAGTACCCCAATACATAGGAGTAACCATTGTGAAATCTATCGTTTCGCCATCGTCTGTTCTTTTAGATTCGTCAAACTTATATACATATCCGTCTGAACTTGTAAAAAGCAACTCATCATCTGAATTAATAAACATACAGTTTAATTGGTCGTTGATTCTCCATCTTCCTACCCAAGCGTTAAACATATAATCCCAAATAAGAATTTCGCCTGTTGTCGCTGTTATAGGAATATGAATAACAATCCATGATTTTCTTAAATACTTTTCAATACAAACTCTTGCTCCACTTTGCCCTGAAATCATTTCTCTGTAATATTCGCCCATTAAACCTTTAGTGAAGTCGTTTATATCAAGATCAGCTGCAGCTAAAGACGATTGAAAGCTCTTAGGACTATCTTCATCAAGATAATAAAGATCATTACCAAAAGGAAGAGTTGCCTTTGGAGAATTAACCCCTGTATTTACATTAATCTGAGCTATTGCAAAATTAGAAGCTACTGTGCCAATATTATAGGTAATTGTATGGTTTTTCATAAAGAATACTAAATAAGAAGATGCGAACGTATCTATAGCCTTAACTGCGTCTCCTTTGCTCACATAAGCCTGTAAATTCAAATAACCTGCCCCATCATCCCCTGATGTCGTCCAGTCCTCTATGTCGCCCAATACAGAGTAATAAACCGCATAAGGGTCGTCTGCATCTATAGCCCATGCTCTATTCTCGTGGATTCTTACAAGTTTCATTTTACTAGGAGCTGTGCCGCCTAAATTAGAGCTAGAAGCCCCACCTTTTGCGTGAAGCTGTGGATCATTAACACCATTACAGAATATTACTTGATCGCCATATTGAGCAAAGTCTATAAATGTTGATGCACTAGCGAAAGTATGAATAGTGTCCCATTCAGGAGTACCGGAGTCATAAATAGCAACCTTTGTTCCTGATGCGATATAAACAGTCTTTGAACCATCGTCCCATAAAGCTTCAAAGAAATTTATAATAGATGCTCCGCTATCAAATTGTGTCGCATACTTTTTTTCATACCCAAACCGTTTTTTGATTGCGTTCTCTTTTGATAGATAACCATTGTATATATCATAAAGATAATCATTCGGCATATTAGCTATATCAGCCAGCCTATTGATACCTTTGAATTTTGTAAATATATTATTTGCCATTAATAAGCTCTCACTTTAAGGGATAAAGGAACTGTTGAACCATATCGCTTCTTTAAATCGTTTACACCTTCTGCATGAATATCCCAATCTACTTTCCAATTTGGGTTTCCATCATCTTTTTTAATTAATGCCTTTGCTCCAGCGACTAAAATTCTACGCCTAAACTCTTTTGGAATAAGTGGATAATCCGTCGTTAAAGACAAATCATCTGGCTGTTTCCAATATTTGTAAGTGATTATCTTTCCAGCATAGTTTGAATTAGGAACGTACCCAATTAATGCTACACCATTCATAAGAGTAAAATTATAAGGCGTTCCTTCTTCTGTAATGTCAATATAATCCTCTTTAAACTTGTCGTAAGCTAAATAAAACAATTCTTTATCGTTATCTAACACCCAACTGTTAAGACTCGGATCGCCACAATCATCTTCTAAATCATAAGATCTAGTAGACTCAATAAGCGTTATCGTTCCGTCTGCTTCAAGAAATTTAAGCCTACCGCTTGACATCGAACACACTTCCAAATAAATCTCTTTAATCGCTTGTAACACTTGTTTTGTTCGTGTGTTAGTTAACGAGGTAACCTCACCATCTCTTAATCCAATCAATACTGCATTTACAATGTTTAATAGATTTAAATTTTCAACCGCCATGCCTTACCCCTTTTGTGCGATTATGTGCATATCGTTATTCTTTAAAAATCTTGGTGATGTATTTTGTTTCCTAACAATTACATCAAACCCAAACCTTTTTAATTCTTTAATCAATCTCCTCATATTCATCATTAATTTATTTTCTTTATAGAAATGTCCAAACTCTAAAACTCCACTATAATCTATAAAGTCCATATCAGGTGTCGCGATAAATAAACAACCGCCGCCATTTAACAACTTAAAACATTTAGCAATAAATTTTGCCTGGTTGTCAGACTTCTCTATATTATGATAAGAATAAATTAAATCAAACCCTGCACCTTCTGGAAACGCTGTATCTTTAAAAAATGTCAAATCTTTTTCACCTCGTGCTGAGATACAATCCTTTGTCTCTTGATCGCCCGTTGAATAACACACCCATCCTCTACGCTGTGCCTCTTTTGTTACCTCTGAATCAATACTGTCAATTTCTAGCATCTTTCTTCCATAAGTAGCTTCTTCAATGATAGGGAAATAAACCTTTGTTGGATATTGAGACGCTCCGTCATAAAATTTATGTTTTTTATAAACTTCTAAATAATCTTTACCAAATACATCACATTCTTTAGGTTCGATTTGATAAACGCATCCACACGGACATCTCAACCAATCAATTTTGTCTATGAAGTCAATTCTCATCAAGTTTTGGTTATTTCTACCACAAAATGGACAGTTCATTGTTTACTCCGTAAGAATGATAATTTATTAACTCCCGGTTTATTTATTCCAGCATTAACTAAAGTCAACATCTGCGTTAAATACTGCATCATTTGTTTTTCCATCTTTACCATTGAATCTTCAACAACTTTCCTCACTCGCTCTTGGTCTATGTCTGATTTATTAGAAACCTTATTCCCTACATCTTTAATTCCTCTATCTAAATCCTTTGATAAATTTCCAGAAATAACAGTTTGAGATTTTTGAATATACTCACTTACTGCACCAGCCAACTCTGAATCAATAACTCTCTTAACGCTTCCTGATACACCGTCAACTTTATCTCCTAAAGTCTTGATGTCTTTCTTAAGTCCTGTTCCTCGCATTTCAGATAATTCTTTTACATCTTTAATAACAGATTGATAATTAAAATAAAGCTGCTCGATTTTCTTTACCGCACTTGCCATTTTCTGAGATTCAGTAGAATTTAAGGCTCTCATTTGCTCTGTAACGCCTTTGTTTATTTCTTTTGTAGTCTGTTTGGCAGATTCTTTAAGACTTTTTATCGCTTCTTTCACTCCATTGACTTCTGTCTTAAACGAATCTTTAATATCTCCAATACTTAACTTATCAATAATCGGCTCAACTGCTACCCTATGCATTGCGATTGATTGAAGCATAACATCTATTCCGTCCGTAATTTGCCCGAGCTTTGTATTTTGATGCCCAGCTAAATCCTCAGAAGAATATATCGGGTCTGATTGACCGTCATCCCATACAAGTACACCATTAAACTCATCAGGTATGCTTAACTTGACAAAATAAACACCTGTACTTCCAAGTTCTGTAACATTTGTTGTCGTTCTAGCTTGATATTCTGAACCATCAATGTCATACAAAGTATATCCAACTGCCGCCAATCCTGTATCAATAAAACTTACTGTTTTCGCATATTGCATTTAAAACCTCCATAATGCTTATCAATTACCATATCTATTTGATTAATAATTCTTTGAGGTGGAAATCCCGCGCTAATACACATTGGCGCACCGGTAAAATCTAAAGGACAATGATTTATCATTGGAATCATCTTAAAACACGGAGCGCAAGTAACCCCTTCGGCTTCCATTGAATAATTATTTTCATAATGCTTTGTTGTGTGTTCTATATTAACAAACGATTCAAGCCCTATTTTTGGTGTATCATAAGCACCCGCTGCGTGTAAAATACCTGTATCTGGCCCAACAACCATATCGGCATATTTAGTAGCTAGCATCGTTTCTCTAAATCCCCATTCACCAGATTGCATTATAACTTTATCAGCTTCGTCAAATTCACTGTCAATTTCAAGTAATTTACAAGCCACATCGCCAACTGTTAAAAAATAAAGATTGTCATATCTATGAATTAATTCCCGCATAACTGACATTGTGAAAGGATAAGCCTTTTGTATACCTGAACCACTTAAACACCATAAAATTATCATTTTCTTTTTAGGTTCGATATTCCAAGATAAGCCACTGTATAAATCAAAAAAACTTTCTACCTTATTAATCTCTTTTTTAGAAAAGTACAACTTCGGATTCAATTCTTCATCTGTTAGTATATCGGGATCTATTCCTGCAAGTCTAAAAGACTTTTCATATACATTAACGCTACCCTGTTTAACCCTTTCCCATTTAGGTAACTTATAATCAGGATCACCGGCAAACTTTAGCAATGACACCTCATTACTTTCACTAAAATTCACATAAACATCTGCTCCGACTTCTTTTTTTTCTTTATCCCAAACTCCTTGAATTTCTGTGTCTGAAACTGTCTTGTCAGGCGTAACGATTATCCTATCTACGTTAGGATTGTGCCTCAGTATCTCCTCTCCGCGCTCTGTGACGGACATAACGATCTCGTGACCTTTATCCTTAAGATACTTAATAACAGGCGTTAAAATAATAACGTCGCCATAAGCTCCCCATCTTACAAAGTGATATTTCATTTTTTAATCCCACACACTGTTATAAGGTTTTTATCCCTTCCGCCACGTCTAATTGCGCTTTCATCATAATTTACATCTTTAACTTCATATCCACATTTATTAAGAAATTTTGTAATACTATATTCACTAAATAAATGAATATGCTCGTGAGGTCTATAATGCCGCCAACTTAAAATGTCTTTTAAATCAATATCATCCGTACTTGGCGTACAAATAAAAACATATTTAGGGTCTAATCCCACCAATATTTTTTTAGGATTTTTGATATGCTCCAGGCTATCCCAAAAAGTGCAAACACTAAAATCATCAAAAAGATTCTCAATATAATTGAACCTCTTAGAATAAGGGTTAATATCAAATCCTATACATTTATCGAAATACTGTCTACATTCATCAATAAATACTCCTGTAGCGCATCCAAAGTCTAAGATTTTTTTTCTGTCTTTCTTATCAACATTACCTAACACCATATCCATGCGTACTTTTAAAATATTCTTGCCTATATCTGTATTCTCATAATGTTTGTATTTTGACATATAGTCTTGAAGGTAAATCATGCTATCAGGCTTTAAACTGCTTGAAATTAACATACATTCATTACAACAATATAAATCTGATGTCATAAATGCCATTTCAGAACCACAAGTCATACATTTCATTTAAAGAATCCTATCTTTTTTAAGTATTGGTGTTTATGGAGTTTAATCGCCATATTCTCATCTTTTTCAACTGCATATTCAAAATCTGTCGCCATTTTAAATTGATGCTCTAAATGATATCGCCAAAAGTCTCTGCATACTGTGCTTCCACAATGTTCCGGCTCAACCTTAGCTTTCTTCTTTCCTTTTTTAATGTCATAATAAACATTTCTGCTAGGACACTCCCAAGTAAAATACTTTCCGCATACTTTACATCGAGACAATATCCCTGTTGTCGTACTTGAATTATTTGCTACATCTATTCGCAATTTCTACTCTATCCATTATTTCATTTATATTAAAATTCACACATATTGGCAACCCATTAACCATTTTACAACCTTCATATTTATATGATCCTTTATGGCAAGGCGAACATTCAGCCGGAGATTGTAAACATAAGTCGTTTTTAGCGTACTTAGTAACATTCATAGGACTTGAAGCTGTTAAAAGAAATATCGTTGGCGTTCCCCATACATTTGATCCTACCCCTAACCCACTTTCCATTGAAATCACACAATCACAATACTTTGAAATCAAAACTGCTTGCATAAAAGGTTTTTTTCCTACAATACTTACTATTCTATCGCTTTTAAATACAAGGTCCTCATCATCACCTGTAAGAATAATCTGTGCATTATCATATTTCTTTAAAATCTTATTTGAAACTTCTTCTGCTTGAACAAATCTCTTATGCTTTGACGTTCCTGCTAGATTAATAAGCACTAGAAACTTATCTTTAAACTGCTTCATCCATTTTATAGTTATCGCATATTCATCATCTGTAAAGAATAACTCTGGCTTATACCTTCCACAATGTTCTTCTAATCCAGCCCAACCAAGCGTTTGATCGTAAAAGTTAATTTCTCCTAATTCAGACCTTCTTTCTTCACTCGATGCTTTGTATAGCTTGTCGTCTTCCATCGCAATACAGCCATGCTCTAGCGAAGCCCACAGGTTAATTACCTTATCATACCCTTTTGATATTTCTTCCCAATGATCTAATATGTATTGCCATTTCATTTCTTTTGTCGGCTCAAAATGTCTTAAATTATCAATAAACGGATTATTTCCTAATACTTGAAAGCCTTTGTGATTGACTTCAAAATCTACTTGATACCCTAAATCTTTAAGTAAACGAGGTAAATGTGAAATAAATATCACATCACCAAAAGCACCATACCTTATGACCAATACTTTTTTCACACCTACCCCTTTTATTTAAGCAAACACTTCTCTATATCCAATATCCAACTGAACATCTGTTACAGCTGTGCTTGTTCCTATTGCTCTTTGAATAACAATTTCATCTTCTGCTGCAAGACTACATTCTGTAATAGCGATAGCTTGAGAAGATAAATCAGCCTGTGTTCCGATAGTCATTGTCCCTAAAGGAACAAGATCACCAGTTCCAGCCAATGAACTATTAACAGTTAATGTTTGAACACCTGCTCCTGTTTCTGTACCACCTACAGAACAATATCCAACCGCATCAATAATACGAATCGGAAACATAACCTTTTTACGCACTACATCTGCGGCTGCTGCTGCTGTTCCAGCTAAACTACCACTAGCAGGAAGAGTAAGAACATTTCGCGTTCTGTAACGTGCGTCATCATAGAATCCAACACCCATCTTGACCCCCTTTAAAATGGGGAGGTTTTACCCTCCCCGATTAATTACGCACTTGTTACATGAACAATATTTTCCTGAGTATCAGAAGCATTAGACCAAATCTTCTGAAACCCACCTAAGTAATACCAACCGATTGCCTTAGAACGACCTAAGTCTGTCGGAACATCTGACCGCAACTCTTCCGCTACTGCGATTCCTTCCATGACAGCATCTCCACCAAGAAAAACTGCTGACGCATAAGCTGTTCCAGCACCTATTTCATCATCTAATACGTTGTTTTCCTCAATAAAAGAACAATCATAATAACGACCAACTTCTCCGTTAAAGATTAATTCAGGCTTTGTATACTGAATCAACGCTTGAAACGCTGTATATAATGCACCAATCGCATCAATAGCACCAATACAAGCATATCCACCCTTTGCAAGCTGAGGGATACTCTTCTTCTTCATATAACTAACAATCTTACGAACATTAACTGTATGAAGGTTTGAAGCTGCCGTTGCTGTCGCTGTACCATTAGTCGTGAAAGTTACTGCATCAGTAGCCGTCAAAACTGCTTTATACTCAGCCGAAGTAAACTGCGCTCCTGCGGCTGCGTCCAAAACGTCCTTAATATCATCCCTAAGACGTTGCTGAACAGGACTTTTAATATCAAACATGGATAATGCTTCAAGTTTTCCTGTATAAGGAATCTTGTTACCATATTCAGTGATAGTCAAAGTACCTTTACTGATTGTAAACTTATCAGAAGGAACAGTCGTTGTTTCAACTAAAGTTCCGCCACCTGTAGCCAATTTAAGAATTTTATCAAAATTCATTGTATCGGCTTTACCTTTCATTCCATCTACTTTTACATCACAAAACTGGCGAAACCTTGCTAACTCATAAGACGCAAACCGCATCTTATCCGATAACTCCGGATTAGCTAAGTAACCCCCGTCTGCTGATGTACTCCATAATTGACCTGCCATCTTTATCTCCTTGCCCTAGCAAGAGTTATTGTCTTGACCCGCCTCTTAATGATACAAACTTGTCTAAACTTTCCTCTGGCGTTATGGGCTTTTCTTTTGTTTTAGTTTTTTGAGAACCTTCGCCCTCACCCTTAAAACCAGACTGCGCCTCTTGAGATTCTTCCTCTTCCTTCTTTACTTCTTTCTCTTTTGGCGTAAAACGAGATTTGAAAGCGTCTACTTTAATCTTTAATTGACTCTTAGCAAACTCTGTCGCTTGTTGTGGTGTCATGCCTTGTGCAATCCCACCTTGTAAATACCCACTTGCTAAATCTGACATATCAGTTTCAAAGTCTTTTAACTCAGGGTCTTTAAAGATGCCAGTATAAGCCGTTTCTACTTCTTTCATCTGAGCGTATCTCTGCTCAACTTGGCTTACAGCGTCACTAACCCCTAACTCTCTTGACCTCTTAATCAAACTTAACGATTTTGATGCTAACTCCTCTGAATCAATCTCACCCGCTTTATGTAACTTTTCTAACCTATCAATCTCCTTGTCAATCTCATGTACTACTGGAGCTTTGACTTTAGGTTTTTGGTTACGATCAGCTAAGATTTTATTCAATGTTGCATTTTCCTGTTGGGTTCTTACAATTTCGCTATCTTTTTCTTTCATGCGACTTTCAATCTCGTCGAGCTTTTTTGTAAGAGTCTCAATAGCATTAGGGTCAACCTCTTTGGTTTCCTCTTGCCCTTGAGTGTTTTCTTCTTGCTCACTCATCTGGTTACTCCTTTTTCATTTGTTTATAAGACATTGAACCTAAACCAAGTATCGACTGGATAGCTTGACGCAATTTCCTGATAGCTTTAACCATCATTCTTGCCTCGACTTCTCCGTTATCAATAGCTGAGTTTATGTTTGCCTTTTCCATATCATCTAATACAGATGAAACTATTTTCCATCCGTTAGACGAAAGCATTTCTTTTACTTCTACCGCTTGATTATATTGTTTTTTATCTAAATCACTTACCATGAGTCTTATCCGTTAAAAATGGTTTATTGGGCTTTACTTTTTTGGTGTTATTTACTTTCTTTTCTTTCATTATCTATCCCCAATCTTAAGTTCTGGCGTTACCACTTGCTGTTCTGTTGGCGACTGTGGGAAGTCCGGGATTTGTCCTGTTTTTCCCATTGACTGATTGACTGACTGATCAATCTCATCATTAGACTTCATTAAGTCCTCAATATTTTCAAAGCCATTGCTCTGCATTGCTCTTTTAACAACCTTCTTAACATCAAATAAAGCCATTAACATTTCGTTAGTTAATACTCCTTTTAACAACTCATTATATCTAGTTTGTTCTTCTGATTGGTTCATAAACCGACTGATACCTATTGGTCTGAAATCTAGAGCTATATCACGATTCTTTCTTAAATACTCAATATCTAGTTTACGAACACGAACCATCTTCTTTTCCATACCAATTACATTTCTTAAAGCATCAACAACTGGCATATTCCTTTCGACTTCTTTAAATCCCATAATCTTATCAACATAACTCTGTGGGCATTTATCTATTGTATACTTAATGATTTTAGTGATTGATCTGCCTAACCATTCGGCCTCAATAAACTTTGCCATCTGTAAGAATCTATTATCACTACGGCTTAACTTGATCTGTACCTCTCCAAGTGTCTCATCTGCCCCTGCTGTTTGCTGTCCTTGAGCTGTCCTTGAAATACCGTAGGTCTCTTGTAGGATTTGGTCTAGCGTACTCAATACAGCCATTCCATCTACTGTCATACCCATATCAATGGGCTTAATCGCTTTAGGATCACAATGCCAAATTGCCGCGGGCTTAACCTCAACTGTATCCCAGTCAACGTCTGCATTTTTATCAACTGCAACCATCTGCATAACTGCCAGCTTCCAGTTATCCATCCATAGATTAATTACACTATTAGCTGTTTCAGATACAGCTCTTGTATTCTTAATAAGTCCGGCACCGTAAAACTGTTTAGCGTTAGGGTTGACTCGGATAACGTCATAAGGACGCTCATCTTCTTTAACAATTTCTTTTTGAATCAAATACTTATCGTTTGCTACTGTAAGAAGCATCTCAACGTCTTTTTGAGTATCAGGATCTTTAACCTTTCCATGAAACTCTGCTATTGATACAGGCTTATAGGTCTTATCGCTTCCAGTATTGTTAATACCATCAAGTATTTTTCTACGCTCTTCACCTAGGTTTGTATTCTCATTAGCACCACCCTTCTTTAACTCTTCAAAGTGTGGTTTACCGTATGTATATAGATCACTCTCAAGAATATCTGCAATATCCTTTTCGTATTCATCAATAACAAAACGTGAGTTTATCCAATAGAAAGCTACTGAAGGGTCAACTAACACATCATGGAAGGTTCGAGGTATAAAGTTTAGTGTAAAGTCGCCTTTACCTTTTGATACATCTAACGTCTTAATGAAACAAGTTGAAGTAACACAAGCCTCTTTAACAGCTAACGCTCCAACATTATAGAAGTTACCTTTTTGTAGTACATGAACAATAAACTGTTTAAGCGCGTCCCTTAAATCCTCTTCATCTTCTGATACTCCGGTTATATCATAAAAGTCTTTCTGACTTAATAGCATCTTAATCAACATAGAAGCTCCAACCTCTACGTTTTTATATGCCATTGGGATAAAGATTTTACTTTGCCACTCTTCTTTCTTCTTCCAAACGTCTGGATGAGTACAATTATACTGTTCAACACACTCATCAATATCTGGCATAAAGCTATCTCTAAAGGTTTTTGCTCTTGTCTTTGCGGAGATTACATAATTAACTAAATATTCATCGTCTAATTTTTTCATTAGTAAGCGTTCCCTGTAATTAATGTTTGTCGTGGTCTCTTTCGAGCCGAATTATCGCTATATAAGAAGTTCCTAAGTCCATAAACACATAAAGCAAGGGCGATAACACAATCATCGTGTAAACCCTCTGGTGCTGTGTATCTAATATTCCTTTGAGACGTGAGTTCATAAGTATATGATCCTAATTCATCAATAAGTTCCTGTATTAATGGGAAAGTAATAAGTCTTTGTTCAATAGCTACTATCAGTCTTTCAATTAATGGCTTCTTACTTGCTCCCGAAATCTTAAACGCTCCACTTTCTGGTATGTTTACCCCTGCCCGTTTTAAATCTTCTGCTATTGGATCACCTAACCCTGTTGCGTCTATGCACAACTGACTATGGTATTTTGTACATTCTAATATGATACGTTCTTTCTGTAAGTTCCAGTCAACTTGATTAAACCTTTGGAAGCTAACTACCTGCTTTGTTTCTCTACACATTGTTATGATTACTGTCCAGTCAATCGTTCTTGCTAAGTCAACTCCTGTCACATAACTTCTGCCAGCGATATAGTCCTCTTTATTGCCACACACACAGTTTGTAATGCCCTTAAACACACTTGAAGCATCATCACTAAACTCACATTCATATTCTTGTAGGTATAAGACTTGAGGTGTTTCAGCTTTGGCTTTCTCAAGTTCTTCTTCTGGGAAAATATTGCTTTGGCTTGCTTTCAGTTCGTATCGTTTCCATTCAGGATTGTCTTTTGCCTTAACCCATTGAGCATATGCATGGTTCTTTCCTTTTGGTGTGAATATGAAAATAGCCCATCTATCTTTACTCTGTCTGATAATAGGCTGTATGATCTCATCCCAAACCATTGCTTTAATAAGAGGAAACTCATCTAAAACAACACCAGAGAAATCTACTCCTCGAATATTATCAGGCTTATCTGCTCCATGTAAAGAAAAGATTGAACCATTTGTAAACTTAACGTAAAGTTCTGACTCGTTTATCTTCTCAACTGCATCCATAGGTAAATAGCTTTTGAGCATATTAGGATCAGTCCAAACAATATTCTTTGCTGCTTTGTATGTTGATGTGATGTAACCGTACCTAGAATTAGGATTCTTGCAACATTCCTTAATGAGTATGTTTACCGCAAGAGTTGTCTTTCTTGCTCTTCTATGCCAATTTATGAGAAAGAACCGTATCTTTTTAGCGTCAAAGTCTTTTAATATCTCTAACTGCCATTTATGTATGCCATCTAAAAATCTTTTAATCGGAACTAACATCTGCGAAGTTCACAATCTGTATAGGGTTATCTGATTGACCACCTAAATTAATGTCTTGCTTCGCTCCATACTTCTTTGGCTTCATTCTTTCAGCTATCCATTTGCGAGTGTCAACTCTTAATCTTGATCTTTGAATATTCTCACTATTAATAACTTCATTTTCAGAACCATCTTTATTCTTTCTGTCCATATAATCATTTGTACTATCATCACAAATATCAAGCATCTCATCTGCTAATGTATCCATCTGATCATCTTTAGCTAATCCGTACTGCTTTAGAAATTCAGGATATATTCTAATCCAAGAATAAACTGTTTTTATAGAAGGCATTGCATCATCACGAGTTATAGACCTTAAACTCTCTCCCTCAACAATCCTATCGCAAATTGTCACTGCTATTTTTTTATTATAATCTGTTGGTCTACCGGCTGGCATTATTCCCATTCCTTAAATAAAAAAGAGTGTCCTCATAAGATCGGATCCGTTTTTATTTTTAATTATTTATTACCCGATTGAAAACACTCTTTTGTATGGTTGTTTATTTAACTTAATATTACCTTATCATAAAACTCCTTTTACCGCAAGGCATTGTGTGGTTTTTATTATTCATACCCATCCTCCTCCTCTTCCCCAACAGGGTTCGTTACATAATTTCTAATCTCACTAATAATTTTACGTTGAAGCTCAATAAGCCGTTCATTCTTCTTAATCGCCATTAATATTTTATCGGGATCTCTGAGAACCTTCAATTCCCTCCGTGCCGATTCAATCCGTTGCTCAGCATTTTTGACCAGAATTTCATCCCTTACAACACATTTTCTGTTACAAGCGAAACAGTACCTTCCTTTGTTATATGACGTTTTCTTCTTCCCGCATTCTTTGCATTGGTATTTTTTATATTTCATTTTTGACCCCCTCTTTGTACATACCTCCCGTTATCTCCCTAAACCGCGCCGCGTCCCTTTTAATCTCAAGATCCCTCATCCGCCTATCGGATGGGTAGCGGTTGAGAATCGTTGTCACGATTGGTGCTGCGTATTTGTAGTCTTTGTTTCTTGCCATGTTGGTCTCCTTGTTAAGTTTCCAGCCTGATCCACTGCACATTAAATTCCCGGCAAAGCCATTGGAATTGTTGAAACTCTTCTTTGTCTTCAAATACGTCTTTTGGGTTGGTGAATCCTATCCAATTTTTCATATTCTTCTTTCTATATAATAATATATAAGAATATATAGATATATTAGGGTGGTGCCATAATTATGTTAACTACCGGACAAACGCCTTTTTTTCAACCGGACAAACACAACCGGACACATCGGACAAATACGGACACCCAAGTATGACACTTGGACAAAGTGCCGGACAGGACAGGACAACTGTATACGTAGTATACAGTGTCCGTCCGGGTGCAGTTGTCCATATGTCTATTCGCACAATAAAACTCTCTTGTTTATTCCTTCACCATCAAAACGAATAATACCACTTTTTAAAA